AAGTATCAGTATTGTAGTCTGCGTTAAATCCAGTTAAGGCACTTATTTCAGCTGCAAAATCCCAAGCCATTATGCACTCGCCACAAAAACTTCAACGCTAACTGCATTACTACCGGGATTAATTCTTAAACTTTCTACATCTTCCATAGTTCCAAAACTTGGAGTTGTATCTGCTTCAGAAAGCATTAAATCATCTGCACATCCAAGCATATGACTTTGACCAGCATCTAACCTTACTTGATATAAGGTAGTGGCTCCAACAACCGCTAATTCAACTGAATTTGAACTATCTAAATTTGTGACTCTTACATATTTTGAATCCTCTAAGTCAATTTTACCATATTGAGCGCTATGTTTATTACTATGAAATACCGCTATAGTTGTTGTTTGGGAATCTGGACAAGTTACTATTCTTTTAAATATTTCATCAATACTTGAAATTTCAAGTGTTCTTTTAGAGCCATAATCTTGATTATCAAGTATAATATCTTCTTGTATTTTAACTTTTAATGTAGCCATTATATTCTCTTATTCATATCTTTTATACTATCATCTATAGACATATTGGTAACTTCAATATCTGTTCTTTTACCCATGTCACTCATCATATACATATTAGTAGTAAATGTACTTTCTGAAGCCCGTTTACCACATTTTCGACAATAGAACCAGTTATCTGGATTTGGTTTTTTACAATGTATACAATTCATAATTCTTTTGATTTTGGGGGCTACCTTTTAATGATAACCCCCACAGTTCAATACTGTTAATCCTTATTTATTCGGATTATGATGTAGTAACAGCTCCATCTTTACCAGACTGTCCAGTTAAGTACCAATGTCCACCAAAAGATGAAAATTCTAAATAATCACCTTTAAGTGCTGATGTTCCCCAAATAACATTAGAGACACCAGTTGCTCCATCAGCGCTTGAACCCGGGCCATCATCACTAGTATCAACTTCAGTTTCGTTGATTTTACCAAAAATGATAGCACTTCCAGCTGCGAAAGTTACTGCTCCAGTAGGTGTATTTTCATTGACCCAGAATTTGTAATAAATTCCATCTTCAATGTCAGCACCAGTTGGAAAAGTTATTGAATAATCCCCTCCTGAGGATTCAATATAATATACTTTTCCACTATCTTTCTCAGACAATGTAATTGCCGCAGAAAGAAGAGAAGCTTTTTGTTTCCAGCTTTGAGTTCCGCTACTATTTTCATTTAAATAATCAGCTCTCATCTTATACTCCTTCTAAATTGAAGAGTGCGTGAGTTTCAGGAAGACTTACTTCTAGACCTGCTTCTGTAAGAATCATGTCTTTTCTTAAATCTTCATCATCTGACTGCACATTAGTAACAATATGAGTATCACGATTAAGTCCATTTCCAACAAGAGGTCTGTATGATACATGGTCTAAATCAACCATACACATAAAACCAGAAGCTAATCCTCTAAACAATGGTTCTTTTATCAATGTAATATTACCATGAATAGTATCAACTTTAGTTACTTGATGACCAAAAGAACCTTGAGCTCTTTCAATCATATATTGAGCTTGTGTACTAGCAGTTGAATTATCAATAAAACCACCATCGCCCATCTTGTTAAAATGAGAAATAACCGGAAGTGAACACAATGCTAACTTTGAAGAATTTCCACCACGAGCTGGGTCGAATATTACTTCAAGGTCAGTAAGCATATCGTCATAAGTCCATTCTGCTGTAGTAACAGATTTAAAGTAAGCTTCGCCTTCATTGTAAGAGACTTGCCCACCACCTACTACTGCATTTGATTGACTATTTTTCATAATTTGACCTGCAATTCCTTCAGAGTATTGAATACCCTGAACAGATGCACGTTGACCAAAGAGCATTGCTCTTTCAATGTCTACCTTATGTTCCCTTAGCTTTAGATTCCATATCCGTTGCCATTCATCAGCATATCCTCTGTAACGAGTTGCTCTTGCTGTATTTGTCAATTCACAAGCTGTTTTAAAGATTTGGGTATAACCATAATCATTATCAAGCTCACGAGACCAAACATCTGGAGAACCAGAACCTTCTTCAAAAGAAGTTCCAACTACCATACATTTAGTATTGTCATCTACTGCAAGTTCTGCTGAAGCAGCACCGGCCTTGGAGATAGTACGGACTGATGCCGTTGTATAAGCTCCACTATCAGACAGAGATTCAACACGCACAATATTATGTGCAGGTTGATTTGTACTGTCATCATCTTCACCTATAGCTATTACCATGCCTTTTACAAGCCAATCAACACTAGCTCCACCTTCAGTATCGAAAGTAACTGTAGTTAAACTTCCGGCTGCTGATAAAGTTACTGCTGCTTGTACTAGAAAAGAGCGGTCTGTAATAGCAATTTTATTTCTATCTTCAAGAAATCTAAACTGAGGGTCATCGGTAGGAACTTTTGCAACCTTTGAGAGGTAGACAAAAAACGGAGATTCGTCAGGTGCTAAATCAGCGACTCTATCGCTAAAATTATATAACCGTCTTGAATGAACGCTACTGTCTATAACTGCTCCCGGGTCGCTATGTTTTAGCTGTCCGCTATTATAAGTTGCCATTAATGACTCCTAATTCAGTTTATATTAAAGTACGTTATTCCTAGTAGAACCAGCTAATACACCTTCCCAAGCTTTGTCAACATCAGATTTGACTTCAGGTTGAGAACCTTGTATAACACCGGGACTTCTAGGAGCTTCCCTAGCGGCTTTCACCGCTTCTAGTGAATCATTTGAAGCTGGTGCATCTCTTCCAGTCTCTCCACGCCAGACGTCAATTAACGTATTTAGACTTAGATTACTTGTCGGATTAGTAGACCAATCCATAAAGGATTTGACTTCACCATCTGACAGTTTATGCATATTCTTCAATTCATTCACAGTATTGTTCAAGAGCATTTGTTCATTCATTTTGGACAATTCCCCTTGAACAGCCTGATTAACCGATTGTTGTTCCTGTGTTACTCGGAATTTATAACTATCGGATTCAGGTTTGTAGTAGGCGTCCCAAGGATTAAATTCTTCCTCGGTTAATGATTGTGATTTAGGTTGGTTATTAACAGTGCCTTGTTGAGCCTCAACGAACTTCTCAGCCATGTACTTCATATCCTGACGCATTTTATCATTTTCCGATGCTTGTTTATCATGCATGGATTGAAATTTCTTTGCTTCAGTTTCCCAGTTTACTTGGTAAGTTTCGCTTTCTGGAGATTGACTCGGAGCAACATCTCCACGATATTCCTCCTCAGGTCTTTGTTCTCCAAATGGATTACTTGCATCATCAACAACTTGTTGTTCCTGTTCAACCACTTCATTTATTTCATTCATTTTTATCTCCTTGCGATGTCTTTAAAGTATATCTTGAACTGAACCAAGGCCATCTTCCATATCTTTCATAGCTGACCCTAATTTTTCTACTTGTAGCTTCACCGCATTATCAAGCTTATTAGCTTGGATTTTACTTTTTGCCTTCGTATCTGACTCGACTCCAGAAAGTTTAGATTTAAATTTTTCAACTTCAATCTTCTTTCTATCGCTAACAGATTCCCTACGTGCAGTTTGCAAGTCACCCTGCAAATCTTTATTTTGCTTAGTCAGTTGTTCTACCTGACTTTGCAGTTGAGAAATCTCACTCATTCTCTGAATAAGACTTTCTTTATCAAATATTTCTGGATTCTTTTTAATTACTTCTACCCTATCAATTAATTGAGCTTGATAAGCTTCTAAGTAAACACTATATTCTGCCCATTTACTTGTTGGTAATGTAGAACCCGGCTCTATACTAATATCATGTTGTCCAATATGATGACGTTCTTTAGAAACATCTACTACAGTTTCTGAGTAATCATCATAATAATTAACCATAACTTCGTTAATATTATTATTAGCTTGAGTTAATCTAAAAATCTTTTTAAATGTATAATGACCT